GGTGGTGGCGGCGACGGTGGTGAAGGAGGCTCGGGCGGAGGCGAAGGCGGTGAAGGTGGCGGCGGCGCTGGCGGCGGCGCGGGCGGAGGCGGAGGAAACGGCGGAGCAGGGGGCGGCGGCGTTGAAGGTAATGGAGACGGTAATGACGGTGGAGGACGATCGCCTTAAGGCGAAGGAACGCCTGGTGTCGAACCTCATTCGGGGAGCAAAAGATGAAGAAGCCGATGATTGGTATCAAGGGCCTTACCCAGCCCCCAAAGACGAGTAACCCGTCGCTGATCTCGCAGCATTCGAAGCAGACCAAGCCGATCACGCTGGCCAAGGTCTGGCGGAAGTGAACTGGTTCTGGGACACGCTGTGGAAGTGGTTCGGCGACCACCACTATGAAGAGCCGCCGACGCCGCGTGACGAGAATGCCAAGGGTTTGGGGTGGCGTGGTGACCGCCGGTCGGACGCCGGCCAGGACATCAAAATGAAGCACGAAAACATCAAGGGGCTCGACGACAATGGCCATTGACCGCGACGTGTACTTCGAAAAAGTGAGATCCGATTTGTTCGCAGGGGCGATGAGTCAAAGCCAGGTCGACGGCCAAAACGTGCTCATCGCGTTGTGGGATTATCAGGCAACCGGGAGCCCGATGACCGACCTGAGATGGCTCTCATATATGCTTGCCACCGTCTACCATGAGACGGCTACCGTTTTCTGGCCGATCAGGGAATACGGCCTCGGCAAGGGCCACGAATATGGCGAACCCGACGAAAATGGAAACTGCTTTTATGGCAGAGGATTCGTGCAACTGACCTGGAAGGAGAACTACGACAAGGCTAGCGCCGCGCTGGGTCTTATCAATGAGCGCGATCTTGTCATGCACCCCGACGTCGCTCTGGACAGCCTGATCGCTGCGCGCGTGCTCTTCAGAGGTTGTGCGGAAGGTTGGTTCACCGGTGCCAAGCTCGGCGATTATTTTAATGCGGACACCGACGATCCGATCAATGCGCGCAGGATCATCAACGGCAACGATCGCGATGAGATCATCGCCGGCTACCACGACACCTTCTTGGCGGCGCTCGAGGAAGCTTATTACGAGGTCAATGCCAGACCAGCCACAGCACCAGGATGGATAGGAACGTGATGGCCAAGGCGAACAAGACGCCGCGCAGGAAGCTGTCGTCTGGAGGGGGACGCATGGCCGATGATAACGCAATAACGTATGGAGAGGTGAAGGCGAGCCCGAGCGGCTGGCTGGATGCAGCACCCAAGGAGGCATTACCCATGGAAGATTTCGAAGTCGCTCTCGCCGCGCTTGTCGACACTTACCGCAACAAGGCCAACAAGGCCTGGATCTCCAAGATCCTGATCAATCAGTCCGAGCAGATCGAGAAGGACGAGGGCTGGGTTTACGACGATGTCAACGCGCAGCCGGTGTCTCCGACGCTGACTTCGATCAGCCCCGACACCGCGGTGCTCGGTGACCCTGACGTCACCATGGTCTGCACCGGCACCGACTTCTCGCCGGATTCGGTGATCACTTTCGCCGGGCAACCAGAACCGATTGAGTTCATTTCCGACACCGAGATCTCGACGGTGGTCAAGCCATCGTTAGCGTGGGGCGCGGTGGCCGTTCCAGTGACCGTCAAGAACGGCACGCTGGAAAGCGACCCGATCGACTTCACCTTCACCGACCCGGTCTAAAGCGGCATCTCATGCGTTGAGGAGAGTCCATCTAACAAACAGGAGGCTACCGTGGCCAAAGAATTCAATGTCGCATTGAATGACCTGATCGAGAGCTACCGCAGCAGCGGTGAGCCTGGCATCCGCTATGCCATCGCTCAAGAAATGCGCACGCAGGCCGAACTGATCAACAAAGCCGAACCGTGGCCGGCCGAGGAGAAGGCCGCCGAAGCCGCCCGCAAGGCCGGTGCGACGCCCACCGCCGAGCCGGTCGAGGCCGAAGCCGAGGAAGAAGACAACGGCAAGAAGGCGAAAGCCAAAAAGTGAGACGAACAGCCGAAGAAACCCGCTACCTGGCGCTGTTGCAGCGCCAGGCTGCGGTACACAGAGCGCGGCACGACCTCATCGAGTTCGCGCAGTTTATGAAGCCCGACCCCGACCGGCCTGACGACGTCAGCCGGTCGCTCTACCACGTAGCCAAGCACCACACGGCTATCGCCGCGGCGCTGGAGCAGGTGGAAGCCGGCAAGATCCGGCGTCTCATCATCAACGTGCCGCCGCGGCATGGAAAATCTGAGCTGTCTTCACGGCTGTTCCCGGCGTGGTTCCTCGGCCGGCATCCCGAGCAATCGCTCATTCTCGCGACTTATGCCGACAAGCTTTCCTGGGATTTCGGCCGCGAGGTCAGTGGCTACATGGAGGACAAGCTCTTCTCTCAAGTCTTCCCCAAGTTCGAGCTCCGCACCGCATCGGTCGATCGGCTCGAATCGACAGCCGGTGGCAAGGTCTTCTTCGTCGGGCGTGGCTCGGCCATCACCGGCCGCGGCGGCGTTGGCCTGCTCATCGACGACCCCATCAAGGACCGCGTCGAGGCCGACAGCGCCATCACACGCGAGAAGCTGTGGAATTGGTTCAACCAGGTCGCCCGCACGCGCCTGCTGTCGCAGACCGGCTGGATCGTCATCATCCAGACGCGCTGGTCGGAGGACGATCTGGTGGGCAGATTGACGGACCCGATGAACCCGTCCTACTCGGCCGTCGAAGGCCCGAAGTGGAAGATCATAGATCTGCCGGCCATCGCCCAGGATCATGACCGCCTCGGTCGCAAGGAGGGCGAGGCGCTGTGGCCGGAACGCTTCCCAGTCAGCTATCTCGAGGAAATGCGGGCGGTCGATCCACGCGGCTTCCAGGCGCTCTACCAAGGGAGCCCGACGCCGGACAAGGGGAACTTTTTCCCGGTCGAGAAGATCCTCACCTACGGCCGCGGCGACATGCCCGACCGCAAGAAGATGCGTTTCTACGCAGCCAGCGACCACGCGGTGTCGACGCGCCAGGAGCGCGACAAGACCTGTCTGATGATGGTCGGCCTCGATGAGGACGAGAACATCTGGGTCATGCCGGAGATGGTGTGGGGCCGCTTCCCCACCGACCAGATCGTCGAGCGCATGATCGACATGATGGACGAATATCGGCCGCTGCACTGGTGGGCGGAGCGCGGCCACATCACCCGCTCGATCGGCCCGTTCCTGCGCAAGCGTATGCTGGAGCGCAGCGTGCATTGCTCGATCTACGAGATGACGCCGATCGCCGACAAGATGTCCCGCGCGCAATCGATTCTGGGCCGCATCGCCATGGGCAAGGTCTTCTGGCCGAATTTCGCGCCGTGGTGGGCGGTCGGCATGAAAGAGCTTTTGCAGTTCCCCTACGGCGCTCGCGACGACCTCGTCGACACGATTTCCTATATCGGCCTCGGCCTGTCGCAGCAGCAGCCGCTCAAGCGCCAGACCAAGGCGCCGAAGGTGGTCAGGACCGGCACGCTCGGCTGGGTTAAGGAACAGTCAAACTTGGATGACCGGCGCCGGCGGATGGCGCGAAACGGCGGTTGGTAGCCGTATCGTGTAAGTTGTGATATTCCGCAAGGCCACAACTTAAACACGCGCTTACAGGTTGTTAGATGGCCTTACCCCCGATCGGACCGACGGCGACCGGCTCGCCGATCATGGACGCGATCGGACAGGTAATCCCCCAGATAGCCGGTGGCGAAATGCTGCCCGGTGCAGCCGGGCTCGGCCTTGGCGCTTCCCCTCCACCCCTCGGCGTACCAACCGGGCCCGGCGACGAATTCACCACGATGACGCCGCCCGACCAGGATGTGATGAACCGCGCGCCGCCGGAGCCCGACGAGCGCCGCAAGCATCTGGTCGGCTCGCTTACCGACATGATCAAGCAGGCCAAGTCGCACTGGTCGAAGACCTTCAAGAGGATGGAGGACGATCAACGGTTTTGCGCAGGGCAGCAGTGGCCGGAAGACCCCAAGAAGCTCGCCTATAACGACACCTACGACGACGATCTCTACGTCGCGAATATCACGTTGCAGCACGTTCAGAAGCGCGTGGCTGCGCTGTACGCCAAGAACCCGAAGGCGGTCGCCAAGAAGCGGCAAAGGCTTCTTGCCACGACATGGGACGGCTCGCTGGAATCGCTGGCAGCGGCCGAGGCCACCGTAAAGCAGGCACAGGCGGCCCTGATGGGCATGCCTGCCGGCGTCCCCGGAATGCCGCCTGGCGGCCCTCCTGGTGCGATCGGCGCTCCACTTGGCTCGCCCGGTCCCGGTGGGGGTGAAGCACCGCCTGGCGCACCTCCGGGGGCGTCTGGCATGCCGCCGATGATGCCGGCGCCGCCACCGCCGATGCCGGCGCCCGAAGAGATGCTCAACGCGCAGGCTGTGCTGGCCGACGCGCAGGCCGTCAAGCAGCAGATGCAGATGCTGAACAAGATCGGCCGCACGCTCGAGATCCTGTATTCCTACGAGATCTCCGAGCAGATCCCCTCCTTCAAGTCTGCGATGAAGATGACCGTTCGCCGTGCCGCCACCAGCGGCGTCGGCTGGACCCGACTCGGGTTTCAAAGAATCATGGGGCCGTCGCCCGACCGCGACACCCGCATCGCCGACATGAAGCGGCAGATGGACTTGGTGCAGCGCATCTCTGCCGACATTGCCGATGGAGAGGTTGATGTCGACAGTGCGTCCGCAGAGCAGATGCGGCTGACAATGGAGGCCATCCAGCAGGAAGGCGACATCATCCTGCGGGAGGGCCTCCAGTTTAGCTGGCCCAAATCAACCGCCATCATCCCCGACCCGCGCATCGTGCAGTTGCGCGACTTCCTCGGTGCGGACTGGGCCGCCGAGGAATACATTCTCACCGTCAACGAGATCAAAGAGACGTACCAGGTCGATGTCGGAAAAAGCCACACCACCTACACCCGCACCGACACCGGCACCGACTACGAGCGCGCCCGCGTCGCATGGTCGACCAGCGGCGGCACCGACCCCCATGTCGACGAAGGCGACAGCGAGAACTGCGTCGTCTGGGAGATGTTCAACAAGCGCGATGGCCTTGTGTACGTTCTCTGCGACGGTTACCCGGACTTTTTACGGGAACCGTCTGCCCCCGATACTTACACCGATCGGTTCTTCCCCTGGTATCTGACGGCCTTTAACGAGCCT